TAAAAAGAGCACTATTAATAGTACTGCTTACAAAGGTAAACAGACAGTTGTTAAAACATTGCTAGGTCTCAAGTATACAAATGGTAAGCAAAAGCTAGAGGGCAACCCTCCTAAAGACATTAATCGTTTTGGTAGTGGTAGACATAAATATATAACTGAAAAAGAAAGATACTTTGCTAAGCTAGTTGCACAGGGTATAGACAAAAAGGACGCATATATACATTCGTTTGATACTAACAACGAGGAATATGCACTTGAAAGGGCGAGGATACTATTAAGACAAAAGAGGATTAGAACATTGGTCAATAAAGAAATCGAAGAAATATTAGATGACCTTGGTATCAGTAAGACATACCTACTAGAACAAGCAAAAGACATAGTAGATAAAAAAGATGCTAGGGATTCTGATAAACTAAGAGCACTAGAAACACTAATGAAGATAGCAGGACTATTGTCTACAGAAAAGAAAACAGAATCATTGGCATTGATACAAGAGTTCAAAGGTTTTTCTAGGGATAAGTTAAAAGCATTTGAAACCGGACTATTAGAAGAAAGTGCTTCTCAATAGATACTGGGATTACCCTAAACAAATTAAATGGGGTAATATAACCTATAACATACGATTAGAGGTAAAATATGGCAGTTAAAAGAGTAAAAGCCCCCGCTGGTCATCATTGGATGAAACACGGCAAGAATCAATATAAACTTATGAAGCATACTGGTAAGTTCAAGGCACACAAAGGTGCAAGCCTTACCGCTTCTTTTGAAGTACAGAAAGTACACAAAGCTAAAAAGTAATGTCTAGAAAATTTAAAAAGGTACCTAAGACCAAAAGAGGCGTACCCAAAAAGTACGTTAGAGGTGCTAAAAGCCCTTCTGCCCAAGAATCTGAGATTATTGAGACTAGAAAGCTGTATGCTGCTGGTCGTCTAACTCCAGCCATGATGGACAGAATATCCAAAGAAAGGAGTCAAAGTGCCCGCAAAAAGAAAAAGCGCAAGACCAAAAGCAAAAACTCCAAGCGGTAAAGCTGGAGTCGTAGCAAAATATTCTAAAAGCTCAGGTATATCTAAGTCTACCCTAAACAAGGTCTACTCTCGTGGTTTGGGGGCGTACTATTCGCAGGGTAGTAGACCCGGTGTTTCCGCACATCAATGGGCTGCTGGTAGAGTAAGAAGCTTTGCAACTGGTAAAGGTGGTGCAAGAAAAGCAGATTCAGACCTTATCCGTGGTGGTAAAAAGAAAAAGACTACGACCAGACGCAAAAAGCGATGAGAAAAAGAAAAGACCCTAAAAAGGGCACTGGTAAGAAACCAAAGGGTACAGGTCGTAGATTATATACCGATGAGAACCCTAAGGATACCGTTAGAATCAAATATGCTACCCCAGCTGATGCTAGAGCTACCGTAGCAAAAGTAAAGCGCATTAAGAAGCCATTTGCTAGAAAGATTCAAATATTAACAGTTATGGAACAAAGGGCTAAGGTAGCTGGTAAAACAACTCAGGCTAATATAGCTAAAGCAGGTAAAGTAGCGATAAGGAAATCACATGGCAAGAAAAAAAGACCCTAGACTTGCAAGAGCAGGGGTAACTGGATTTAACAAACCCAAGAGAACACCCGGTCATCCTACCAAATCACACATAGTGGTTGCCAAAGAAGGTGATAAAATTAAGACTATACGCTTTGGACAGCAAGGTGCTAAGACAGCTGGTAAACCTAAGAAGGGTGAATCACGTGCTACTACTATGAAAAGAAAGTCATTCAAAGCACGTCATAGAAAGAATATAGCAAAAGGCAAAATGTCTGCAGCATTCTGGGCAGATAAGGTCAAGTGGTAATGTCTAAGTCTCGCAACAGAAGGGTAAACAAAAAGATATCTAAGTTGGTTGACGAAGGGTATCCCATGTATCAAGCGGTTGCCATTGCTTTGAATATGGAAGAAAAGAAAAGATTAGGACCCAAGGGTGGGTATAGAAGAGCTAAAGCAAAAAAATAGTTTTAACATTAACCCTTCGCCAGAAGAGATGGCAAGAAAAGATGAGGTATTGTACAAAGCATATAACGACCTTGTTTACTTTGGTAGAGCTTTCTTACCTAATGACTTCTTAAATAAAAGCACATCTCCTGCATATCACTACGATGTATCTAAAAAATTAATATCAACCAAGCCCGGTGAGCGTATTTGTATCATACTTCCAAGGGGTTTTGGTAAATCTATCCTTTCTAAATCTGCTATCCTACACAAGCTTTGCTTTTCAGGTGAGGATACACAAAACTTTATAGCATGGGTATCAGAAGAGCAAGGACAGTCTATTGACCACCTAAAATATATCAGACATCATTTAGAGATGAACAAGACAATCAAATACTACTTTGGTAATATGGATGGAGGCTCAGTAGGAAAAAGATGGACTGAAAAGGATTTAGTTACCCCTAAAGGAGATAGGATTATAGCCAAAGGTACCAGTCAAAGACTTCGTGGTAGAGCTGAGGTAGATGTTCGATACACTGGCATCATTCTTGATGACTTTGAATCAGAACTAAATACAAGGACACCAGAAAGACGTGCAGACATCAAGAGGTGGGTGGTATCAACGATTTATCCGGCTTTGGAAGAATCCCCGGGTAAGGAAGGCTGGATATGGCTTTCTGGCACGATTGTGCACTTTGATAGCTTCCTGCAAATGACATACGATGGATACAACAAAGCAAAGGAAGATAATCGCAGCTATCCTTGGCAGGTATTCTTTAAACGTGCAATAGAGGATGGTCAGCCTATATGGAAAGAACAGTTCCCACTTTCTAAGCTAAATGCAAAGAAAAGAGAGTTCATAGAAGCGGGACTGGTAAATAAGTTTGCTCAGGAGTATATGAATGATGCTAGAGATATATCCAATGCGTCATTCAAGATAGACAGGATACAATACTTTTCTGGTGAGAGAAAGTATATCAATGGATTTAATTACATAGCAGAGCACGATGAGATGATACCTATTAATCTTTACATAGGGGTAGACCTTGCAGCGACAGCTAGTGAGACCTCTGACTATCAGGTTATACTGGTTATGGGTATAGATTCACGCTCTAATCGCTATGTCTTAGAATATTTTAGAGAACGTATCCCTACCTTTGATGTGCCACAAAAGATTATAGACTTAGCAAAGAAATACAATCCAGTTAAAAGGGTAACGATAGAAACAGTAGCAGCACAAGAAATGGTAAGAGATATGGTAACCCGCATGAGTGCGCAGGAAAAACGATTAATGCCCGGTATCTTCAAAGGTGTAAAGCCACCCGGTAGGATTAAAAAGGCAGATAGGTTAGAAACAACACTAGGACCTATTGTCAATTCAAAGAAGTTATATATACGCAGAGAGATGACAGAGATAGTAGATGAGTTCTTTGAACACCCTAAACCTAGGAATGATGATATCATGGATGCTCTTTATTATGCGGATTACTTTGCAAGAGCGCCTAAGTCAGCTGCTACACCAAAAGAAGGATTTAAGGGTGGCAAGAGAAAAGAAAGCTTATTTCCAAAGTTAAAGAAGTATAATTGGATGACAGGGGCAAGAACATAAAATAAGCTATTGTTAGTTACAATATTTCTTTTTATATTCTCCCGATAGAAGATTTCTGTTACAATAATTAAGCTATAGGACCACATACCAAATGGCAAATAGAAGCAGAATGATGTTTCCAGACTCAGGCTTAGTAGTCGGACCATCCCACAGTGACGGAGGAGTTTATGCTTCTGTTGCTAACGGTCCCGATGTAGAACTAGAAGGCGGAGAGTTTATTATCAATAAAGAGGCTACTGAGGACTTCTTGCCTCTCATCAAGCAAATCAACGATATCGGAAGGATGGAACAGATGAACAACGCTGATAACGCTCAAAACGCTCATAGTGCCATAGATGCACTTATTGCCAGTGCCAGCACCAAGATGATGCCCGGAGGAGGCATGGTCGCACCTAAGACCCCAATGTACCAAGAGGGTGGTCCTTTGCAGTTAAGAGAGCTAGCCAATAATACAAGCAATAGACTTCAGTATGCTGGCTCAGAAAGCATAGACACTTTTATTGATGCAGTTAATGAAAGTTTAAAGAACAAAAAAGATTTTAAAAAATTAACATATCGTGATATGCCGGAAGCGAGTAGGCTTTCAGCTAGGGAAGAAAAAATATTACTTAGAAGAAATCCAGAGCTTTTAAGCAAGTTTAATGAGCAGGAAAAACAAGAGACAGCTACAAAAGCATCTATTATGTTAGAGCTTTTAAAATCTGGAGCTTACAAAAATAGTCCTCAAAAATTATATGATGACTTTACAAAGCTAGATGTTAGCAAAATGCAAAAATTTGAAGAAGGTGGTCCTCTTCATAGTCGTAGAATGTTTAACCAAGGTACTGGTTTTGATAAGAAAAAGTCTGACTTGAATAAAGATGGTAAGATATCTGAGTACGAAAAGAAAAGAGGAATGGCTATTGCTAAGTCAATGAAAAATCAAATGCAGATGGGTGGCATGATTGGTATGCAACAACCCATGATGCAAAGACCTATGAATCCAGCTATGAATCTTAGCCCTATGCAAAGAATGGGTAATAATATGCCACCAATGATGTATCAAGAGGGTGGTAGTATTCTTCCTTCTCAGAATACACTTAGAGCAATTAGAAGAGATGCTATGTCAGTATTAGACAATGTTGGTATAGAAAACCTAAGACAGGCAGCTATGGATACTTTGATGAAGATGGATATGAGACCTCAAGAAGAAAGAAGTTTGTTTGGCTCAGGACAGCCAGTAGGCATGAGAGTTCCTGAAACCTATGGTCCACCCGCACCTAGAAAGCAAAAAGAAATGCGACAAAAAAGCTCCGATTTAGATGAACTTTTAAAGGGCTTAGTCATAGAAGTTAATCCTTTTACTGGTGATACTATTACAGAACAATCTATAAAAGAAGAGCTTGAAAGAATTAGAAGAAGAGTAGAACAATCTAAAAAGCCAAATATGCAAGAAGGTGGTATGATTTCTGATAATAACTTGATGGGAGCTATGGCTAACGATAGAAGAGTAGCAGCATTACAACCAGACGTTTACTCTTCTAGAATGCAAAACGGTATGACAGGTGCAGAAGCTATGGTAGTACCAAAACTAGCAGAAGCAATATTACCTGCTTATGGTGTAGAGACTCCACTATCAAGAAAGCAAGGCGCCATGCTAAATAAGAACGCAGTCAGCCCAAGCGCTTTGAATCCTAACGTAAAAGGGCTAGTCAATAGATTATTAGTACAAAGGTTAGCAAACGAGACTACTTAATGGTATTAGAAAAAGATAAAAGAGCAGATTATAACCAAGAACTATATCGCAGATATAGAGATGCTAGAAAAAGCTGGGATACCGAAGCTCGTTTTGATATAGATTTTTTTCATGGTAACCACTACACTACAGAAGAAGTAGATGAGTTACAATCAAGAAACCAAGCTGATGTGCCAATGGATAGGATTGGACCAGCTATTGAAAAGTTTAAAGCTGTTTTAACTTCACGTTCTCCAGCATTTACCATGACGCCTAGAGAAGATTCTGATGTGAAGATTGCTTCTCTATGGAGAGTTATTATGGGATATATTTGGGGTAATTCAAATGGTGATTATCAGTTAAAGCACGCAATACATGACTACGCTACAACAGGATTAGGTTACTTGTATGCGTATGTAGATGCAGAGTCAGATTTTGGTAGAGGTGATGTCAAGTTCACTTATGTCAATCCCTTTCGAGTATATGCCTCTCCTAACACCCGAAACCGCTGGTTCGATGATGCTGAAAGCATTATCCTCTCCACGATACTCACTGGTGAACAGGTCGTCAACCTCTACCCTGAATTAGGAGAACAAGAAGACCCAGAGACAGGGGAGATGCAAGTTGGCATTATACAGGATTTAGAAACTTATCTTGAAGAAGATTATCCTGATGCAATGAATGCTAACAATAAAAAGATATTTACTCCGTCTGAGGTTAAAGATTTAGACTATTACGAAAGACAGAAGTATCAGATACTAGAAAGATTTTACAAAGTTAAGGTTAGTTTTTACCGTATCATAGATATGCAGAACGGCGAAGAAGTAATTTTAAGTGAACCTGAGTATGCAGAGTTTATTGAGAACAATAGAGAACAGATAGAAGCAGGTCAATACGAAGTCATACCAGTAAGACAAACTAGAGTAAAGGTTTGCGCTAGTATCGGTCAAGTGGTTCTTTATGAAACTATATTAAATACCGACCACTATCCTATCATACCTTTTCCAAATGTATTCACAGAAAGCCCTTATCCAAAGTCAGATGTATCAAGGGCAAGACCTATGCAAAGGCTTTTAAATAAACTATGGTCATTAGCACTATCACACGCACAAGCATCTGGAGGGTTAAAGCTATTAGTCCCATTAGGAAGTGTAGAAGACCTTGGTCAGTTAGAAAGAGATTGGGCAAATCCAAACGCAGTCATAGAAGTAGACAGCACACAAGGCGAGCCACACTTTCCAGCGCCTCAGCCATTATCCTCTGAATTTTACAGACTAATACAGCAGTGTGAGTTCTATATTGACTTTACATTTGGATTACCTGAGATGATGCACGGCTTTGCTGAGAAAGCACCAGAGACAGTAAGAGCTACAGAAAGAATGATATCTCTAGGGTCAGAAAGACCAAAGTCAAAACTAAGAGACATAGAGTTTAGTATCAATAGATTAGGACAGGTATTGTATAACCTATCTAAAGGTCACTATACATATAAAAAGATTTTTAGGCTTAACGAAGCCAACAATGATATTACAGAAGCAACTATCAATATGTACGATAAAAAGGTAGGAGCAATACTAGATATCAAAAAAGAAAAACATAATTTACAACAGCATGACGTCAGGATTGAGCCCGGGTCTACGCTACCAACCAACAAGTATGCAGAGCTTGGTGTATACATGGAAGCGTTTAGAATGGGTATCGTAGATAGAACAGAGGTTCTTAAAAAGAATCCTGAGATATTTGACAAGGAAGGTGTAATGAGAAGAACAGAAGAAAGACAGTTATTACAAAGACAGATTGCTGCAATGACCGAGCAAATCAAGAATTTGGAGGGTGACCTCCAGACTGCCCAAAGGGAGTCCATAAGTGATAGAAAGAAAGTCGAAGTCGAGAAATTCAAGACTAGATTGAAAGATATCTCTGCGGACGCCAAAGCTGATAGACGAGTTCAACTAAACAACCTACAATCTAAGGTGAAGCTCGAAGCGGAGAAATTAGCGAATGTTAGAAAAGACGCTAGTTCTGCTCCTGAAGCTTAGAGACATCTGAAAGGAATATAATGGATAATCAACAAGTAGAGGCTACATCAACTGCTGACGGTTTGGTAGATGGTGGCGCTGATATAGTACAAGAAGTACGAGAACAAACAGACGCTCAGTATGAGCAACAAGCTGAACAACCTATAGACGGGGCTGTAGATTACAGCGCTCCAGAGGTTAATGTAGAAAGCGAAACAACTCCAGTAAACGAGTGGGAGGTAGAAGCACGTAAGTTTCAATCTATGTATGATAAATCAATCGCAGAGAATGAAAAGCTACGTAAGTTTGAGCCTCTTGGACAATTACTAGAACAAAGACCTGATTTGGTAAATATGCTTCAAGAAAATATCAACGCTCCACAACAGACACAACAACAGCAACAACAAGGTCAACCGGCTCTGAAACCGGAAGACTTCAACCCTTGGGATGCGTATTACAGTCCAGAATCACCATCTTTTAAGTTCAGGCTAAATCAAGAGATGCAGCTTGCCAAAGATGTCGTAGATAATGCGATGGCGCAACAAAAGAGACAGATGCAAGAAGAAATAACCTATAACAATACAGTCAATGAGCTTAGAAACACTTATAAGTTTTCGGACGGAGACGTTCAAGAGTTTATGGGGTTTGTTACTCAGCCCAAAGAATCTGTAGGGTTATCTAATCTTGTCAAGCTATTCAGAGACGTAAAAAACAAAGGTAACGCTCCAGAGACAGCCCAAGCAGTACAAAATGCCCAACAACAACCCAGAACAGCTGGGGTACTCCAAGGTGGTGCACCAAGTTCACCAAAGAGTACAGAGAATCAAGTATGGGATAATATTGTAAATGCCGGGAGTCGTACTAGCGTCCTTTAATTAATCACATAATGGAAGGAATGACAAATGGCAACATTTAATAATCCTCATCCCCTTAAGGTTGGAGACCCCGGTGCAGTTATAGACAGCACGATTCCTTCGAGACGACTGTTTAACTTTAGTGATAGAGTAGCAGACCTCGCTCCAGAAGAATCGCCGTTTTTTGTATACTTATCCAAGGTAGCCAAAGTCCCTACGGATGACCCACAGTTTAGATGGTTGAAAGACAGAAACAAGATTGACATGACAGATAGAAGTTTCCGTTTAGCAGCCGACCACACTGTACCAGCTGCAGAAAGCACATTAACTTATACTGTTGAAACTGCAGGAAGTTCACAGACTTCAGTAGACTTTCTAATTAAAGGAATGGTCTTTGCCGTTGGTGAAACAAATTCAGGAACAAAAGAGCCTGAAACCGCAATCGTAAGAATAGAGAGTGCTCCTGACAATTCAGGCGACACTACTACATTTCTCGGTCGAACAATATCTGCAGCTACCGGTGGAACAACCGCCGCTGCTGACCAGACTTTATGTACTGTTATTGGTAGTGCATTCGAAGAAGGAACTGGTTCTCCAGACTCTTTTTCAAAGCATTTAGATAACGGTGTTGGATACTGTCAAATCTTTAAAACCTCTTGTGAGTTAACCAACACAGCGAGAGCTACTGTGTATCGTGGATATGCTAGTGAGTTTGATAGGATTTGGAATTTGAAGTTACGTGAGCACAAAGTCGATATTGAAAGAGCTATGCTCTTTGGTCAAGGTGGTATCGTAAACGGTATCTCTTACTCTGATGGTATTGTAGGAAGTATTGTTAAGAACTCACAATCACAGATTAAAGACAATGCTCAACTAAGCTACACAGAAGATAAATCATACTTCTCAACCCGCACAGACGCTGAGTTTACTTACGATGCGTTACTTGCTGACTTAGAAGTTGTTTTTGACCCTGCACGTGGAGGAGCTGGCGCAAAGCTTGCGCTATGTTCATTGCCTGTAATCACATTCTTTAATAAGATGGCAAGCTCTAATACTTTCCTATCTTCAGTACACTCTGCTGCTAATCCTTTAATGTCACAAGAAAAAGGTTCTTTTGGACATAAAGTAGTCAAGGTGGAAACTATTCACGGTGACTTGACCTTAGTAAAAGAGCCTCTGTTTAGAGGTTTTGCTGCTGGATTTATGGCTATGATTGACTTAGACCAAGTTGCTTATAGACCTTTAATTGGTAACGGTGTAAACAGAGACACACACATTATGACCAATGTGCAGTCTGCCGATGAAGACCTACGCAAGGATATGGTATTGACTGAAGCTGGTTTAGAAGTTTCTTTACCAGAAGCACACGCATTGTTCAACTTTGAATCTTCTTACACAGCACCATAATCTAGGAGGTAATGAATAATGAGAGCCGCAACAAGAGAAAAGAATAGTGGTAAAGGTGGATTTCTACAAAAAGTAGAACTAATCACAAAAGCTCGTACTTTGGCAGAAGCTGACAGTGGAAAGATATTTATGCTTTCTAACGCTACTGGCGGTGGGTACAGCATTACACTACCGACAGCCTCAACTGGCATAACTGGAACTCACTACAAGTTTATTGTAGAAGAAGAGACTCCAGCTAATGCTATTACTATAGCTGCAGGAAGTGCAATTATTGACTTAGTAATGAAAGACCCCGGTGGTGATGCTTCCAATTCAACAGCAGGTACAGCAGTATCTAATATTGTAATTGGCACTTCAGCACAACAAGGTGACTACATCAATATAATGTTTGTTAATGGTACTTACTATGCAGAAGCAATGTCAGGTATTAATAACGCATTAACCACTTCATAACCCTAAACAATACGGGTAACAGACTTGGATTCTGTGGGGGTTACTGATAAAGAGTAGCCCCCGAACATCCTAAAAATTTAAAACAGGAGTAATTATGGCTGCTTATGGTAATTTAAAAGTAAAAGTTATGATACATCCCGGTAACCCCGGAGAAGAAGATGGCGCAGTAGGAACTATGGCAAGGGATATCAAGGATTACATAGCTACTTTAGATTCTACCAATAATGAAATTTTATCTATCACACATACACAATTAAATGGTGATAGAATTATGACATTAATTGTTGGAGGAACTTAATGAATTGTCAGCATTGTAAAGCTGAGAATGAAGGTGGATGGTTTTATTGTAGAGAGTGTGGCAAAAGAGCGCACGCTCCTAGGTATAGTACAGCCACAATTATAAGGGATGGTCGTTTTGCAACTGCAATACGCAAGGACCTTATTAACTTTAAAACAATGTCTATGGCAGAGGACATAGAGTCAAAGGGAGGAGAAATTAGTGGCAACGTTTGAAGCACAAGTTGAAGCCTTGACCAGCCTTTCTATTGATAGCAGTAGTTCTCCAACGCAAACAGAGCTTACGCAGTTTTTAACTGATGGGGCTGCTGAGGTTATAAACAGTATGCCTAGAAAGTTAAAATTTTTATGCGCAACAGAAGATGATTTTACTAGCACAGCCGTTGGAAGTGAAACCGAAACATTAGAATCAGGTCAAATCTTGCAAGTGACCAGACATGATGGACAAATAGAACAACCGTGTAGAGAAATACCTGCGATGTTAAGGGGAAGAGCTAGTGATTCAGATGACATGATAGCCGCTACAGCTACCGACCCAGTTTATTATGTTTATGACGGAAAGATTAATTCCCTGCCTGCGTCTGGTAATTGTAAATACCTAGAAGTAAACAATCCTGCAGTAGCGTTTGGGGCTTCAACGATAGACAACTTTCCTGATGAGTATGAGTATTTAGTGCCTCTTTATGCTTCTATAAAATCATTACAAAATGCTTTGGCAGATAGAGCTTCTAATAGTGACATAACTACAGCAATAACAGCAGTTAAAAGCGCTGTTGAGGCAGCTGCAACCACGATAGCAAGTTTTACATCTACTACAGAGTCAGTGTTTGGAGATGAAGATACTTTTTTAACAGATAACTCTCAGCTTACAAGGGTAAAGGATGCCTTAGACAAAGCTCAAGAAACTATGACAGGGAACCTTCCAAGTTCAACTACAGACGCTAGAGGAGCTCAGGAAAATGAAGATATTGAGTTAGTAACCTCTGCGCTTAATATAGCACAAACAGAGATACAAAGAGCTCAAGTACATCTATCTGAGTGGAATGCTATTGGAGATATGAGAATAAAACAAGTGCAAGTAAATCTCAGCAAAATGGATGGATACATCAAAGAAGTGCAAACAAGACTTTCAATTATAGGCTTTTTAGAAAGACAACAAGCAAAGTTGCAGGCTGACTATGAAAAAGGTATACAGATTATGAGAGGCGCATAATGGCATTGACATTGGTAAATCTAAACACGTCACCATCTGCTACATTGGTAACGTTAAATACTAGCCCTAGTTCAACGCTTGTAAACTTAAATACATCTCCAAGTGCTACTTTAGTAAATCTAAATACAAGCCCTAGTGCTACGCTTGTTAATTTAAATACTAGCCCTGCATTAAAAAGAATTAATGAGTATCAAAATACAGATAAAAACTGGGAGAACTTAAATAATACTTGGGAGGATTTGCTGTAATGGCTGTAATAAGTTTGACTGTAAAGAAGATTATATCTAGAGTAAGGCAGGCTTTTCCAGATGCTCCTGAAACATACATTATAAATTTAATTAACGAATCATTAGTGGAAATGGGTAAGTACAATACAAAAGTTGAATACGCTAAATTAAATACTGTAGCAAATCAACAGTGGTATACGCTAGATGATTCTAATTCTGGTGTAGAGATAAACAAAGTATATCGTGTTGACTTTATGGATTCAGACGGAACATACGTAAAGATACCAAGACTTTTAGATAACGAAATACCAACAATGGATATAGACTAATGGCAAGTACATACAATTACCCAGAAGATTATATTACATGGTTTATAAAAGGTAATCACCTAGCTGTAGTTACACTTAAGGGTGATTCAGAAGGAACATATCACAGTAAGTATGGGCAATACAAACCTATTGATGAAGCAGTTACTAATGGATTGCTACTGCATTACTACGCAGAGCCAAATGCTGTTACAGCTATCACTGACACCCCAGATGTTGACAATGTGTTTCATACAGCTATTGTAGACTATGTTAAAGCAAGATTATATCAAGATAGAGCAGGTAGAACAAACGATGGTGGAGTTGCAAGTGTGAGTTTAAATCTTGCACAACTACACGAGAATAAATTTAGCGAATCAGTAAAAAGAAATGGAATGCAGAAGCGAGACAAGACTGGTGGACCACGCAGAGTCTTGATGGCTGACTTTACATAACAAGGAAAATATTATGGCAGATATCAGAAAATTTCAAACAAATGAGGTGCTCAACAAGGTTTTAAATACTGGTGAGGACGCTCTAAAGGTTGACATTGATAACGTAACGCTGACTACAGAAGGCGGGGACGTTGCAATAGATGTAGCCCTAGACAAAGCAAATGATACTATCACTGTATTCTCTAATACCGCTAAGGATGGTAGTGGCACTAGCTTTGTTCCTTTGGTAGATAGCGATGGGCATTTACAAGTAGATGCTTTGTCTACTGCTTTACCTAGTGGAGCAGCCACTGCAGCTAATCAGGCAACTATTATAGGTCATGTAGATGGAGTAGAAACTTTAATTACGTCCAGTAACACTAAACTAGATACACTAGAAACAACTCTTACTGCTATAGAAACAGATGCTGCGGCGATAGAAACATTGTTAACAGGTATTGACGCTGACACTGACGCTATAAAAACCGATGCTGCAGCGATAGAGGTTTTAATAACATCGACTAATTCTAAGATAGATACATTTGATGCTGTATTAGATAATATACTAGCAAAAAATACTGAAATAGATACAGTATTAGACAATATAAAAGTAGATACAGAAGCTATAGAAACTGCCGTAGAGCTATTGGATAATGCTGTTGATGGTAACTATTTAAATGTGAATGCTAACATAGCAGGCACAGATATAGTGGGAGGAGCAGGTGCTGTAGCCTCTGGCGTTCAAAGAGTCACATTGGCATCTGATGACCCTGCAGTAACAGATTTAGCAGCCATTGAGGTCTTGTTAACTGCTGCAAATGTAGACCACGCTGCTAACGAGGTATTGCTTACTACTATTGATTCTGATACTAATAACATAAAGACTGCAACAGAAGCATCTCAAGCAGCTTTAGAAAAAATGCTATATGGAACTGCACTAGCCGTTACCGCTGTCAGTGGAGGCTCTGACCATAACCTAGGCTCTACTTTTGAAGCTTTTTACATAGGCGTAGGAGGTGATATAAGTTTAGACCTAGCATCTAGTGGGTCAAACATAGTATTTAAGAATGTAGCTAGTGGGCAACTGTTACCTATAAGAGCGGCAACAGTAAACGCAACAGGAACAACTGCTACTAATATTGTAGCGCTGAAAGCTTAATATGCCTTTAGGATGGAAAAGAACTGGGCTAAACTTTTTAAAGTCAATATATGACGTTATTTGGAACATTACCCGACTTAACTGGGAAGAAGACAATGTTAAGTGGGAAGAACATACAGGATAAAAAATTATGGCAGATTTATCAGGACAAACTATAGCATCGAGTTACGAACAGTTATTATCACTGCCTGATGGTGGAGGTAATGCGAACACATTAGTAGCTGTAACCGATGGAGATGGGGGCACAACATTTGGAATAAAGTTAGCTACTAATAAAGTAGAGATTATACCGGGCTCTAATGATACGAATGCTTTTGAAGTATCACAAGCAGATGGTACAGCAGTTTTAACAGTTGACAGTACAAATGCTAGGGTTGGTATAGGCAATAGCTCTCCAAGTTACAATTTAGACGTAGTTGAAAACGCTGAAACAAATGTAGTAAGATTTTTTAATGATGGTGGCGACCAAAATAGAGATGTAATGATACTTCAAGGTGGTGCAGATTCTGGTCCTGGCAACACAAGATTTATAACTTTTAATGATGGTAATGGTGATGCTTTTGGGTTTATTCAAGGACCTGCTGATAGTGCAACATCTGGTATATCATTTAACACTACTGCTGATACATCATTATTGACTTTAAAAGGTTCATCGGTTGGTATTGGAACTGTCTCTCCAAGTGCAACGAGGCTTCATGTTTCAGCACCAGATGCTTTAAATTCAACAGAATATCTTGTAACTATGCAAAACCTTGAAACTACAGATGGGCATTGTATGGGGTTATTTATCAATGCTGGTCAAGGTAGTTCAGATGATGCTTTAAGAGTACAAACAAGACCTGGAGTTGAAGCATTAAGAGTGAAGGGCAATGGTGCTGTTTCTATGGCTGGAAGTTTGACAACAAGTGGAACTGTAACTACTGCTGGTCTTACATCTTCAAATACAATTTTTTCTTCAATGTCTGGAACTGGTCCTTTAGCTAATACTGCATTTAGGACTCTGGATGGTAACAGTAATGAAGGACTAAGGATTGAACATGGTGGCGGAGATGGTAGGATTTTATTATATTCTGCTGGTAGTCATAGAGGCTCAATTACTGCCAATGAACATACTGCAGGAGCAAATGGCTTAACTGTAGGAACTACTGCAAATGAAGATTTAAATTTTGTTACCAATGGAACAAGTAATATTAGAGCAAGAGTTTTTAAAGATGGTAATGTAGGCATAGGAAACCATAGTTCTGGAAATGCAATAACTACTTCAGCAAATCAATTAAAAATATATGATGATTCTGCTGGTTCGTATGCTCAACTAATTCAACAAGCTCAAGGCGATGGGCTTTGTTTAGATTTATTTGCGTCTGCATCTGATGACCATGCTGATGATGCTATTTTAAAAGCAAGAACTGATGCTAATACTTTACTTGAGTTATTTAATGATGGTGATTTAAATCTTGGTCCAGGTGGATTTTATACAAATACTGTAGACAATACAAAAGGATTTATATTTACTGATGGTAGTACTACAAGTAGTTTTCCTAATGTTCAAAATAGTGGTGGAAAGGGAATGGTTCAAGGTAGGCTGGAAATAACAGCGTCGGGTGGCGCTCAAAATGTAGCTAAAAGTCATTGGGGTGGCATATCTTTAATTGGATTTTCAGCTAGTGGTTTGCAGGGAATAGATATAGTAGGCTGGGGATATGCCCCAACTACTCCAGTAGTATTAGCTACTGGTAACTGGGTAGGAAGTTTATCAAGAAGTTATTCTACAGTAAATTATCACTTACAAATGAATGTAGGAAGTACTGTAAATGTATTTTCAATATTAATAGGAATATAATATGGAATGGAAAGCATCAATAGAAAAAATAAATAATATTAAACAAATAGTTTATGGATATGGTAATCATAATGGTACTTTAATTTGTGACCTATCTACTGAACCAGAGGACCCTATTGCTTATGTAAAAGAATTTCTTGGAGAAGATGGAGTAAAAACTGCAGAGGAAGAAGGCAAAAAAGAAGTTCAACCAATAGATATGGAAGCAATGTTTAATAATTTGGCAAATAAATTTGGAGAATAAAATGGCAGCAACATGGAAAATAAATAACTTACAATATTATCTATCTAAAAACAGCAAAAATAAAGTTATACATACAGCAAATTACGTTATTAAAGATTCTAAGAAAGTTGGAGATAAAGAGTATTCTGCTAGCAAAAACAGAAATATATCTTTTGATTTAGAAATAGTAGAAGCAGTAGAGGCTAAGGATGCGATATTATACACAGATAAGGACACTTTACTTTCTGATAAAGCAGTAAAAGTAGGCGATATTAAAACACCAGCTGTAGAAGCAGTAGAAGCTAAAGACCCTTGGTCTGATGTAGATTTTGTTGAATACGATGACCTAACAGAAGACGTAGTTATTGGATGGGTAAAATCTGCTTTAGGAGAAGAAAGAGTTAAGAAAATAGAAGACGATATTTCAGCTCAAATAGATGCACAAGAAAATCCACCTGCAGCTACAGAAGGAAGTGGTGTACCTTGGTAAGAAATAATTGTGAATGCTGTTGCTGTTGCAGTTGCAAAGATGAATGACACTATTAAAAGTTTTTTTAGAAGAACTGGTAAGTTTTATAATGGTGTTATTGTTACTTTGCTGTTTGTGTGTGTATTCGTTTGGGCTTGCAATGATATTTATTTTGGAAAAAGCCACAGGGAGATTGAAGAAGAATTAATGCGTTCTATCTTTGAGGTAGACTCGTTAATAATGGACATAAAGAT